TCAGTGTGCAGTGCTGCCGACACACCAGTATATCAATTAGATATGTCTAGTCTTAGAATTGCGTTAGACTTTCAATGGAACGGTATGCCTGTTGATAGCGCAAGACTTAACACAGAGTATACAAAGATCAGCAAAGAGCTGGCAGCAATACCTATGCCAATCAATGCTAATTCTTGGCAGCAAGTTCGCAAGTGGCTTAACGTAGAACAGTCAGACAAAAAGTTTCTATCTGAGCTAGCTCTTCGCGGTAACGACAAAGCTAGAGCTGTGTTAGACGTTCGTACAAGACGCAAATTAATTAGCTTTCTTGAGAAGTACGACGTTGACAAAGTGATTGGTAAGTTTAAACCTTCAGCCAGGTCTGGTCGGTTTACTTCGTCAGATGAAAATCTACAGCAAATACCTAGAGCACTGAAGAAAATCTTTGGCTATCCTGTAGACTCTGATCGCATTCTTATTTATTCTGATTACGCTCAGCTTGAGCTGCGAACTATCTGTGCAATCCTAGCTGTTAAGCTAATGGAAGAAATGTTCAGAAAAGGCATAGACCTACATGGTTATGTTGCTTCTGTATTGTTTGGCGAAAACTGGACGAAGAAAGATAGACAAGTAACTAAGACATACAACTTCAACTTGTTGTACGGCGGTTCTGTTGGTATGGTACTTAGCATCTTGATTACTTACGGACTACTTATTGAAGAGCGACTAGCTAATAGACACAAACGTAAGTGGCTTGACCTGTTTAAAGAAATAGCTAAATGGCAAGAAAAGCAAATAGCTGCTTGGCGTCGTGGTGATCTTGGTAGTACACCATTTGGTCGTAAGTATGTTGGCAACTTGATGACAGATCAAATGAATATCATGAATCAAGGTGCAGGCGCAGAAGTAGCTAAGCTTGCTCTTCATTACTTTGCTCCATGGCTATCTAACTACAATAAAGAGTGTGGTACAAATGTTAAGATAGCTAACTACATTCACGACTCATTTATTCTCGATGCACCTAATGATCCTGAAGTATATAAACCAGTAGCAACTAAGCTTGCAGAGTGTATGCAAGAGGCTTGGTTTGAAATGAGTAAGCTGTATAAAATCAAAGATTTACCTATGCCTGTTGAAGTGTCTGTAGGGTTCAACTGGGGCGACATTGAAGACGATGACTGCACAAATGTTTGGGACTTTACTCTTGAACCTCAAGCTATGTATGCAAAAGTAAATGAATAATAGGTTATAAGCTTATTCCAAAAAATTATTTAATAAATAGACAACAATACGATATAATGTATTTAATGAATCACTGGAGCTAATCATGGCTAACAATTTCTGGCGTGCTGTAAGTGAAGAACGTTATCTTAAAGAGTCTGGTGAATGGCAACGTCGCAAAGATGCTGACGAACGTGATCAACGTAACGCTGATCGTAAAATAAAACAAAACATGGGTGAAGATTATCCAAATCCTTACAAAAGCGGAAACTAATCATGCAACAGTTTGAAATTGATTATGCTAAGCTAATTGCACGTATTCTCATGAACGGTGAAGGGCGTCAAACACGTAACGGTAAAACTACAGCCGTCTTTGGTGAAATGCTTACTGTGGCAATTAATGGCTCAAATAAGTTTCCTATTTTGCAAGGCCGTAAGATGTACCCGCAAGGTGTGTTTGGTGAACTAGCAGCTATGCTACGTAAACCTACCTGTGTTGAAGACTTTAAAAAGTGGGGCTGTAACTATTGGGGATTGTGGGCTAAAGAAGATGGCTCAATAAATGTTGACTATGGTAATGCTTGGCATGCTGACGGTCAGATTGAACAGCTAAAGCATGCACTTGCTTATGATCCAATGAATCGTCGCATGATTATCAGTGGCTGGCGACCAAGTAAGCTAGATGAGCTAGACTTGCCATGCTGTCACATGATGTATCAGTTTTATGTGCGCAAAGGCAAGTACCTTGACATGCTCTGGACTCAGCGTTCAGTTGATATGATGATTGGCCTACCGTCTGACATTGTATTTGCTGCTGCGTGGTTGATATCTATAGCTAATGAGTTTAGCTTACAGCCAGGTGAAATTAAAATGTCACTTGGTGACTGCCACATTTATGCAGAACATTATGATGCTGCTATGATGTATGTACATAAAGTAATGACTAAGCCACTATCTGGTAAATCACCAACATACCGCTTAAGCGTTAAAGAAGGTAAAGACTTTTGTTCGTTTGTACCTAATGATATTGTACTAAGTGTATATCAATCACACCCTAAACTAGACTTGGAGTTAAAAGCATGAATATCGGAAACATCTTTGAACGTGTAGCTAAGTGGAACTCACTGCGGTATGATCGCATCTACAATCATGATTTAGCTATGGCTTTGCTTGAGGAAGAGCTACAAGAATACTTTGACGCAGATACTTTAGTTGACCAGTTAGATGCCATGTGCGACACTGTGTATGTAGCGTTAGGTATTTTGTGGAAGATAGATGTTGACAACAGTACTCTTGAATACAATGCAGATGATTCTTACAAACAAACAGCAGCTTTGTTAAGTACTAACACACTTGATCCTGTATACTTTGCTTATGCTGTACTTCAGCGGTGTAAATATGATAATGATTATCCTGTTGCATCAGCTGCACAAATGCTTGTTACTTTGTGCATGACACAAATGTCAGCCATGGGTTTAAGTAATGAAGAAGCATTTGAAGCCCTATTAGTTGTATGCGACAGTAATGATTCTAAATCTGTGAAAAAAGTAAATGCAAGTATAAAAGCTAACGCAGGTGATAAAGGTGCTTTCTTCATGCCACCTGAGCCTAAGCTAAGATTAATATTACGTAAAGTTGAGGCGCGTAATGGCTACTAACGAAATTGCTAAGTACGTACTAGCTGAAGCAGCTAAGTCTAATGTAGACAAGCGTAAAGTCGGCTGTGTTATTGTTAATGCTAAGGGTTCAATAGTAGCAGCCGGTCGCAATGCTTGCTTTGAAGACGACGATCAACCTGATATTCATGCTGAAGAAATGGCTTGCGATGAATTTGAAGACAATGGTACAGGTCCGTATACTGCTTATGTGTCACAACCACCGTGTCCTAACTGTGCTACTATTCTCATGGACACTGGCATAGACAAAGTTGAAGTCATTGAAGAATTTATTAAGTTTGATGGCGATAAGCTAAGGCCAGACCTTGTTCCAATATCGTCTATAAATGCACTAGCTGAAGTACTAACTTTTGGTGCACGTAAATACAAGCCTAATAATTGGCGTAATAATAAAGACCTGAGCCGTTACGAAGCAGCAATGTGGAGACACTGGCTTAAGTATCTCGAAGGCGAAGTACACGACCAAGAATCAGGTATGCCTCACCTATGGCATGCGATGACTAACATGGCTTTTTTGATTGAATTAGACGGCCAATCTAAGACCAAGATCAAAATCTGAATATCAATTTTTACGCGGTTTTCGTGGCCGTCATCAAGTTTTAAATATAGGCCTATATGTTTATCAGGGCCATATTTAAAACTTGGCCACGGAGTCCACAGGAGATCTTAACAACCTTTACTATGGAGTACCTATTATGCTACTTATTGATTTGTCAGGTGTTGCGTACCATAAGATTATTAACTTTTATGTTAATGAACAAGAGCCAAGCTTTGAACAAGTTCGTCATACGCTGTTCACAGATTTGCTAGACTACGAGAAACAATACGGTGAACAGTTTGGCCGTATGGTTATTTGCTGTGACGCTAAACCTTATTGGCGTTCGCATGTACAGCCAGCGTATAAAGCACCAAGACTTAAAGTTCGTGAGACGTCAACTACTAACAGTGACTTATTCTATGAACACTTAGCTATGTTAAAGCAAGACTTGATTGAATATACTGATTACGTAATGATTGATACTCGTGGCGCCGAAGCAGATGACATAATTGCAGTCTTAGCTGAGTATGCACATAACAAAGAAGAAAAGACTGTAATCGTGTCTAGTGACAAAGATATGATTCAGTTGCAAACGTTGTACACTGATACATTCCAGTTTAGTCCTAACCGTAATAAGATGTTAACTTTAGAAAATACTGAGTATGATCTACTTGCACACATACTTAAAGGTGACACTGGTGACGGTATACCTAACGTGTTTAGCCCTGAAGACTTCTTTATGATTGAAGGCGACAAGCCAAGGCAAAAGTCTATAACAAAGAAAATTATTGCTGATGTCTATGAGCATTACCCTAATGACATGGATAACTGTGAAACGCTAGATGCAGATAGCCTGTCGCGGTTTAAACAAAACCAAGAACTAATTGATACACGATACACTCCTGCTTTGTTGAAAGAAACAATTGAAGTATTGTATCAAACTAAAATGCAGCAAACGCAAGAAAATCGTATAGAAGAACTGCTGTCTCCATTTGAAGCGGTTGAAGAAGATGAAGCAGCGTTTGTTGACACAACAGTGGTGAAAGTATGAACACTAAAGCTGCAGTAGCACACATTCTTAAAGAGCGTAATATTACTGCTTACAGATTTGCACAGTTAATTGGTGCTTCACCGCAGTCTGTTAGTCAGTGGCAACGTAATACGCGAATGTCTCAAGCTTATGCAGACGTTGTTAAAACTAAGTTTAATATAATAGTAGAGGATGCAGTGTGACTCCTTACACATATCAAGTAGAACTAGCAAGCAACGCGTATGAGATATTACGTGAAGACATGATTGTATACTTGGCTATGGAGGAACGCACAGGTAAAAGTTTAACTGCTATACTGGTTGCAGAAAAGTGCGAACAAGTAGATACAGTGTTAATCATAACTAAAAAGAAAGCATTAGACGGTTGGTATGAGACTTTAAAAGCGTTTAAACATACTAAGTCTTATACTGTGGTTAACTACCATCAAGTAAATAAGATCAAAGACAAGTATGATCTTATATTGCTTGATGAATCGCATAACTATATATCTTCATTTCCTAAAGTTGGTAAGTTATGGAAAGACGTAAATAAGTTAACAAAGTTTATACCTTTAATTTATATAAGTGCTACACCGTACGGTCAAGGTCCACAGCAATTGTATCACCAGTTTGCTTTGTCATCTTGGTCGCCTTGGAAAGTGCACAATAGTTTTTATGAATGGTTTAGAATGTATGGCAAGCCTTATAGCATAGAAATTAACGGTATAAACATTCCTCAGTACGATAGAGTAGATAACGAGTTAGCTATAAACTGTGTCAAACATTTGTTTGTTACTGCTACAAGACAAGGCTTAGGGTTTACTCACGAACCTACAGATATAGTACATGACATAAAGCTGAGTGACGATACACGAGCAGTATATAACGAGCTAGTTAAGCACGATCTAGTTGAGCTAAGCGTAGGGATGTTAGTATGCGACAGTAGTCCTAAACTTAGAACAAGTTTGCATCAATTAGAAGGTGGTACTATAAAAATAGACGCAAACAGATACGTACTTTCAAACACTGAAAAAGTAGACTTCATACTTAAAAAGTTTGGTGATAAGAAATCACTTGTTATAATGTACAACTACATAGCTGAAAAGCAAAAGCTGGAAAAGCACTTTAAGAAAGCTTTGATACTGCAAGCAACATCTTATGCAGAAGGCGTAGACCTGCACAAATATCAAGACCTAGTTATCTATTCACAAGACTTCTCTACTGCAAGGCACACTCAGCGTAGAGCTAGACAAAGCAACAAGAAACGTGACACACCAATCAACGTGCATTATCTATTAGTTAAAGGTGCAATTAGTTGGCAAGTGTATAAGACAGTATCGCTTAATAAAAAGAATTTTGTTGACTCAGTATTTAACAGGAGCACTATCTAATGTTTAGACCCATGAAGCCGTGCAGTAAATTAGTTAGTCCGTTTGATATGAAGAAATGGCCTAAGCTTGCGTCAGTTAAGTTTGATGGTATCAGAGGTGTTACTGGTGAAGAGGGATTGTTATCTAACAGCCTTAAAAAGATACCTAACTTATATGTTCAACACGCGCTATCTAACTTACCACCGTTTTTAGACGGTGAGCTTGTTCTTAAAGGTGATGCAGGTAAAGTATATGACAATAATCAATCAGCGTTCATGAGTCGCACAGGGCAGCCTGACTTTGAATTCAAAGTGTTTGAC